CTTTCTTTTGAGTGTCGCATTTTTGGGTATCGGGGTACTGTAAATCTTGATCGGAGCATATTGTGAAGGGGCGTAAGCCAGTACCTCTAAAAATTGTCAAGCTGCTAGGCAATCCAGGCAGGCGACCGCTTCGCAACGACGCGCCAGGTGTCGGCACGATTGGCCCGCCGCCAAAAGACATGAATGATGTTGCCAAGGGAAAATGGGTTGAGGCAGCTAGTCAGTGGAGTATTGTTCTGACTGCGTCCGATCGTGACGCGTTGCGTTTGTATTGTGAGACTTGGGCCGATATGATCAACGCCCAGATTCGACTTGATGAAGATGGCCCGATGATTGTAACGCCCAATGGCCTGATTCAAAGGTCGCCCTGGGCGATCAATTTGGAGCGGTGCAGAGAATTCTGCAGGCGGATGCTGGCTGAGTTTGGTGGCTCGCCTAGCTCACGGGCTAGGGTGCCAGCGAGGGATGATAGTGACCAAGCGGACCCGGCGCAAAAATACTTCGGTTGATCCTGCGACGGCCTATGCGCATGCCGTCATGGATGGGAATATTGTTGCCGGGCCGCATGTGCGAGCCAGTTGCGCGCGGCATCTGAGAGACCTGGAAACAGCGCAAGAACGTGGACTGGCTTGGAGCGCTGAATCTGCCGCGCGGGCATTGGGATTCTTCCCTGATGTGCTGCGACTCAGTGAAGGACAATTTGACGGGCAACCATTCGTACTACAGCCGTCGCAGGAATTCATCATTGGTTCTCTGTTCGGCTGGCAACGTGCCGATGGCACACGCCGGTTCCGCCGGGCCTATGTTGAGATCGGCAAAGGCAACGGCAAGTCCCCTCTGGCAGGTGGTGTTGGCCTGTATGGGATGATGGCAGACAGCGAGGCAGGCGCGCAAATATTCGCGGCAGCGTCCAAAATGGATCAGGCGCGCATCTTGTTCAACGATGCTGTTGGCATGGTTCGTCAGTCGCCAATGCTGGAAGCCAGGATTACACCGACCGGAATCAATCCTGTCAATAACTTGGCCGACCTGAAGACGGGCTCATTCTTTCGGCCTGTCGGTCGCGACACAGGCAAGACAGGATCGGGCATGCGGCCCCATTTCGTGCTGCTCGACGAACTGCATGAGCATCCGAATCGTGACACGCTGGAACTGTTAGAGCGTGGGTTTAAATTCCGCCGCCAGCCGCTGATTTTCATGATTACGAACAGCGGGTCAGACAGAAATTCCGTCTGTTGGGAGGAACATGAACACGCGGTTAATGTCGCGCACGGTGAAGTAGCAGACGATACCACCTTCTCTTTCGTCTGTTCCCTGGATGAAAATGACGATCCCATGACCGACCCGGCCTGCTGGATCAAAGCGAATCCACTTCTGGGCGTAACCATTACCGAGAGTTACCTGGCGGATGTTGCCGCGCAGGCGCGAGCGATTCCAGGAAAAGCCAATAACATCAGGCGGTTACACTTCTGCCAGTGGACAGACGCCGAAACAGCCTGGATCGCCCGCGAGACTTGGGAGGCGTGCGAAGATGGGGACATGGTTATGTCCGATTTTGACGGGCAGCCTTGTTGGATCGGTCTCGATCTAGGCGCGACTCAAGATATGACAGCGCGAGTTATCGTGTTTCGCGACGGGGAAGATGATGAAAATCGCCCCAAATTCGCAATGTTCGCGCATGGATATACTCCCGCAGGCACACTCAAGGGCCGTGCCGATAATGATCGCGCGCCTTATGACCTATGGGTCGATCAAGGATATTTGACCGCTACGCCTGGGAAAGTGGTTCGGTTCGATATCGTTGCCTCAGATATTGTGGAGTTGGCCAGCCAATTCGATATTATCTCAGTCGCCTATGACCGATGGTTGATCCGAAATTTCGAGACAACGCTCGATGAACTTGGCGTGACTCTGCCGTTGATTGAGCATCCGCAGGGCACAAACCGGCGCAAGGACTCGCCATTGTGGATGCCGGAAAGTATTAATACTTTTGAGCAACTGTTACTTGAGGGCCGCTTGCGGATCGCGGCAAGCCCGGCGCTGCGGTCGGCAATCATGGCTACCACGTTTTGGGAGAGCCCGGCAGGGTTGCGCAGGTTCGAGAAGCAACGCGCAAGCGGGCGCATAGATTTGGCAGTGGCTGCCGCAATGGCGATCGGCGCGGCTCTTGCGACCACTGCAACAGAATCAAATGTCGACAATTATTTTGCGGCGTTGGAGGGGGCAGTTTGAGCATTTTGACTAGAATCAAAGCTGCACTTTTCAACCGGCTGACAGTGCGTGAACCGGATGGATGGGTTGCCCAGGGGCATGCCTCCGACTCTGGCGAGCTTATCACGGATCAATCTGCGCTGGCGCTATCGGCGGTTTGGGCCTGCGTGAATTTGATTGCTGGAACGATCGCGACGCTCCCTCTGATGATCTATCAGCAGAATGGGACCGCCCGTGTGGTCGCGCGAGGCCATCCCTTGTTCCGATTGCTGCACGACAGCCCAAATTTCGATCAGACTTCGGTTGATTTTTGGGAATTTATGCAGGCCTCGATTGAACTTTGGGGCAGCGGATTCGCGGATATCGAACGCAATACTGCGGGTCGCGTTACTGCGTTAGTGCCAATTCAGCCTGATATTGTATCGGTTCGTCGACTGCCGTCTGGGCAGTTGGAGTATCGCTGGGTCCGTGATGGCAGTCAGCAGGTCCGATTGGATGGTGACATGCTGCATATTCGCGGCTTTGGCGGCTCTCCGCTTGGCGGCATGTCCACTTTGCATTTCGGGCGACAGACATTTGGTCTCGCCCGTGCGGTCGATAGGGCGGCCAGTGCCACGTTCAAAAACGGCATGCGGCCGAGCGGTGCGTTGACATTCGATCAATTCCTTTCTGCAGAAAACAGAAAGATCGCTGAGGAAAAGCTGGTCGATAAATTCACAGGGGCCATCAATTCCGGTCGGCCATTGATCTTGGAGGGCGGAACTAAATGGCAGGCTTTGACGATCAACCCTGAAGACGCGCAAATGCTTGGAAGCCGCGGCTTTGGGGTTGAAGAAATTGCCAGGTTCTTCGGTGTCCCTCCGAACATGATCGGCCATACGGCACCCAGCACCAGTTGGGGAACTGGCCTGGAACAACAAACGCTCGGATTCCAGATATTCACGCTGCGCCGGCGGCTCAAGCGGATTGAACAGGCGTTGATGAAGTCGCTCTTGTCACAGACCGAAAGGGCGAACGGGCTGATTATTGAGTTCAACGTCGAGGGATTGTTGCGGGCTGACAGTATTGGCAGGGCCAATTTCTACCAGAAATTGACAATGATCGGCGCGATGACAATCAACGAGGTGCGGTCTTTGGAAAATCTGCCACCGATGCCTGGCGGCGATATTCCGCGGGTGCAGATGCAGAATCAGCCGATTACGGAGGCAACCAATGCAAGCGCTGTATAAAACGGCTCAGCCAGTCCTGGATATCAAATCACTCGATCCTGGTGGTGAGTTCGAGGGTTACGGCTCTACCTTTGGCGGAGAGCCGGATAGCTACGGCGATGTTGTCGCCAAGGGCGCGTTTTCGGACAGCTTGAGCGTTTATGGCATGCCCAAACTGTTTTGGCAGCACGATGCGCGTGAGCCCATCGGGAAATGGCTTGAGGCAAAAGAGGATGACAAAGGGCTGTTGATGCATGGCAGGTTGAATATGGGCGTCCAGCGAGGGAAAGAGGCATATGCCCTGCTGAAAGAAGGCGATGTTGACGGCCTTTCAATTGGTTATCGGATTCGGCAGCATGCTGTCGATGATGACACGGGCGTTTGGACACTTCAGAAATTGGACCTGCTGGAAGTTTCGATCGTCTCCATCGGCGCCAACAGCCACGCCACCGTTGCCAGCGTCAAAGCGGCGAAGGCGGCATACGATCTCACGGAAAGGCTCAAAGCCGGGGGCCGGCTGACAGAGCGAGAGTTTGAGATGTGGCTCAAGGGATTGGGCTTTTCAAACTCGCAGGCGGAGCGTGCCGCGCGACTCCACCTGAAAGGGCAGGTGGAGCCTGCCAATGCGGATAATGATGGGCTCGCATTTCTGCGCGCTCTAATGGCCTGACCCAACTCAATACTATCGGAGGTTTTTCAAATGCCGGAACCGAAAACTGCGGAACAACTCGCTATCGAGATTAAGGCCGCGCACAAAGAATCAATCGACGCAGTTAAGGCGATCGCCGAAGATGCTCTCAATAAGGCCAAATCTGGCGAGGGTTTGTCCGCTGATTTGAAAGAACGGGCGGACGCTGCTCTTGTCAAGATGAACGAGTTGGCGGAGTCCGTCGCGTGCATCGAGCAGAAAATCACTCGCGGCTACAATGGCGGGCTTGAGACGCGACAGACGCTCGGAGAGCAATTTGTTGCCTCGGACAGCGTTAAGGCCTGGCTCAACCGCCAGCCGACATACGGTAAAGTCGATCTTCAGGTCAAGGCAACTTTGACGTCTCTGACTACCGATGCACCGGGTTCCGTTGGCGATGGCATCAACCAGACGCGATTGCCTGGTGTTTTGCCGCTGGCACAGCGACGTTTGACTGTCCGCGACTTGCTCACCCCAGGGCAGATGGATGGCAACACGATCGAGTATGTCAAGGAAACGGGATTCACGAACAACGCCGCCCCCGTTGCGGAAGGTGCCGCGAAGCCGTCTTCTGATATCAAGCTGGATCTGGTCAGTACTTCGGCCAGAGTCATTGCGCATTGGATGAAAGCGTCTCGCCAGGCACTCGATGATCTAGGGCAGCTTCGGTCAATTATTGATCAGAGGCTGCTTTATGGCCTGGCATTTGCCGAAGAAAATCAGTTGCTTAACGGCGATGGCCTGGGCCAGAATCTGTCTGGTCTCATCACCAATGCCACGGCATTTGCGGCTGTGTTCGCGCCGACTGCGCCCACGGCAATCGACACGATGCGCCTTGCTATGCTTCAGGCAGCATTGGCCGAGTACCCGGCAACCGGTCACGTGCTGAATCCCATTGATTGGGCGCGGATCGAACTCACTAAAGACGCGGGCGGTCTTTACATTATTGGCAATCCGCAAGGCATGCTACAGCCGTCGCTGTGGGGCCTGCCAGTAGTGACTACGCAGGCGATCACGGTCGACAAGTTCCTGACCGGCGCATTCCGGTTGGGCGCGCAGTTGTTCGATCGCCAGCAGGCTCGCGTTGAAGTCGGCTATGCAAATGATGACTTCACTAAAAACCTGGTAACGATCCTGGCTGAGGAACGGCTTGCGCTGGCCGTGTATCGACCGGAAGCGTTTATTTTCGGCGATCTTGGCTTCGTAGCGTAGTAGGCCAATGAGGGGAGGCGGGGTGTTCCCGCCTCCTTTTCTCAATAAACGGGAGGTCATCATGGCAACGAGAGAGCGGCACCACCGGAGCCTGGCCGGCTTCATCGGAGCCAAAGGCGGTGTTCCGTCTGTGCCCGCCAATACAGTGGTCCCTGTAATCACTGGCGTTAAAACTGTAGGGCAGGTGTTGACTGGCTCCACCGGCACCTGGACAGGTATTGAAGCGCCTGTTTTGACGCGACAGTGGAAACGCACGGGCATTGTCATTCCTGGTGCAACAGCCGGGACTTACACCCTAGTTACCGCGGATCAAGGCAAGGTAATGACGGTGACGGTGACTGGAAAGAATTGGGCCGGGACCGTCTCTGTGACTTCCGCAGGGACAGCACCTATCGCACCGTAGGAAAATAATCATGGAATACATTGTGAAACGGCCACACCAAGGTGACCAGTGGTATGCAGAAGGCGATACTCGCATCCTCAGTGAAAAAGAGGCTGAGCATCTTGTCGAGCGCGGGGTGCTGGTAAAGGCGCAGGCAGTGCCAAAAAACAAGGCCGCCGAGGTACCGCTCAACAAATAGACATAGGAGTAATTAGGACATGAGCTTTTCCAACTTTACCGCCCAGGCGATGCTGAATAGCCTGTTCGGCAAAACATCGGCGTTCGGGGCGCTTGCCACGCGGCCTACGGTCTTCGTCGGCCTGTCCAGCACCGCACCCACCGAAACGGGGACGAACGTCACGGAGCCCAGCGGCGGCGGCTATGCGCGTGTGTCGACTGCTGTTGGTAGCTGGAACGCCGCAACCTCTGCCGATCCGTCTCTGATCGACAACGCCACTGCGATCACTTTCCCTGTGGCAACAGCGAATTGGCTGGCGGGCGTTAACCTGACGCATTTCGTTCTATATGACGCGCTGACCGCTGGGAATTTTCTAGGCTCTGGCGCGTTGACCACGCCAAAACCCGTTTTGAACACTGACACCGCCTCGTTTGGTGCGGGCGCGCTCGATGTGACGCTGGACTAAATGTCGGAGTATCTGGTTGCCGCTCGCTCTCGCGGCGCACTGCCGGATTTCCAGGCTGGCGACGTGATCATAGGCGGGCCAGATGGCAGCGGCTGGGGCAGTCGCGAACGCAAATCGGCCTGGATTGCGGCGGGTCGCAGGGCTGCCGACTGGCCAGCGCACACAGTAATTGTGCGGGTGCCGCTGCACAATTGGGCCAAAACGCTAGAATATGCAGGCGGGTCCACGATTCACACGGACAACACCGATCCAGAGTTCCCTGTCATTCTGGCGTTTGGGCGTTTCAATTTTGCGCTGTCTGAATTGTCTGGGGCGGAAGCTGCGGCTCTGGACGCGAATGGGGAGATTGAATTGACGGACGATCGGGCCGATGCGCTGCTGACTGACCGCAGATTCGGACTGAGAATGTCGATTATCTTCGCACAGCCACAGGGGTAGTGTAGTGGCCGTTATCGTTGTCACTGTAGGCAAAACCGGGCGGAATTATAGCTCTCATACGGCGGCGGTTGCGGATATTGGCGTGGGCTTGTCGGCTGCGGACGATATCACGCTAGAGAGCTACAACGACGACGGCACGGCAATCGCCGAAAGCGCGTTCACTGTGCCGGCGATGACGGGCTCGCTCACGATGCAGCCGGCAGTGGGCAGCGGCGCACTAGGTCATCCGAACGATCATCGCACGCGTGGAGCCGTGGCGCTGAATGTCGATCCGGCGCTGGGAGTGACGCTGGAATTTGCCGGCACGTTCG